GGTTAGGTGCATATTGTTTAGTTGCCGTATAAGCACCCGCAGTAGTTGGAGAAAGATATAATTGTTGGCCTTCGCTAAATGCCGATGTATTAAGATCGGTAACGGCTCCTACAATAATCACATTACCTTCGGCATTGTTAGCTAAGGTAGTTTGAAGTAATCCTAATGTTTGTGCCGAGGTAGCATTAGAGTTACCTTGTGATAATGCAACCGTTGGTTTATTACCCGTTGCTCCATTGATATAAACAACACTACCCTTTGGCATTGACACACCACTACTATTCCGAACATTAATCACCAACTTATCAGCGGAGGCTAACACAGGGAATGTTTGTAATGCACCCGTTCCATCTACATATTGTAATGTAGTACCCGCAGGTGTAGCAAACTTATTATTAAAGGTATTCCAATCCGTAGAACTTAAATATCCATTAGTAGATGTATTAGCTTGTGTAATTACAAAGCTATTAGTTCCACTATTATAACTCAATGGAGCCGTACCACTTGGCTTAGAAGATAGATCGGTAAATAATCCCGATGTGGCAACGGTGGCTAATGTTGGCTTACCAGTTAAATCGGCATAAGCACCACTTGTAGCTACCGTAGCTAACCCGGGGGCCGTACCAAAGTTTAACTCATTGATATACGTTTTACCTGCAAACTTCGAGTTATAAATAGAATCAGTAGTAGCACCATTGAAATATAAACGATTAGAAGTTTGAACTATTTGTGTGTAACTACTAACACCAGCAGGCCCCGTAGCAATAATCATATTCATCACCACATTGTTAATGTTAGGTGAATCGGGATAAACACGAACATTACGAGTATAAGAAGGATTCCATGCTTGACCATTAACCCTTATCCACACATAAAAATCAGTCATTGCCGATACCGTAACCACCAAGTCGGGATTATCGGTTTGGAATGATGTTGGTGTTGTTGCGGGGAAGGTGCTACCTAATGTATATCCATAGTCAATGTTACCCGCCGTAGGCATTGGTACAAATCCCGTTGATGTATATTCCGCAAATACTCTTAATGTTTTAGTTGCCATCTTTTAATCTTCTTTTTGTCCTATTGGACTTATCCAACAATCCTCCGTATAAACTTTTGTAAAGTAAGCCAAATTTACATTATCTCCTCCACTACTACAACACAAATGCTTTTCTAAAGTTATCCAAGCATCAGCATCTCCCGTTTGGGTGTCTAATGTTGTCCATACAAGTGATGCGGGAGCAACTCCTTCTAATTGTAGTGAATATTTAAATGTAATTACACTACCAATCTTTTGTATTTGCATCCACACTCCTTGGTGAACACCTATATTCGTTGTAGCTATCGTATTTGTAATACTACCCGTAGATTCTCTTTGGAATGCTTTTATGTTGTTATCCCCTTGCACCATAATCCCCATATAAGCCACGTTTGCATTAGCTTGGATACGAAGTTGTAATCCAGCTTTAGCACCACTTGTAGTGCCAGCAAATGTGTTTAAAAAGGCTCTTAATGTAAAGTCGGTAAGTGTTTCACTCCAACCATAAATATACCCCGTATCCGAAGCATTCTCAAATACACCACTTCCATATATCTCAATGGATGATCGTGTCTTATATTTAAAATAACCTATTGTCCTTGGCATATCTATTAAGCGTTAAAATCATCCATAAAGAAGGCAACGAATCTATCAAAGATTGTACCATAATCACCAGCTTGACCTAAGTCTGTACCTACACCGTTACGGGATTTTTTTTTTGATTCCGACACCTTTGCCGAAATTAATAACCCACTTTGGTCGTATCTGGATATTGTCATTTGGCCCGTAATCTCATTGGAACTGAGTTCCATCAATACGACCTCCCCCGTATTATCCCTTTCATTCATTTTAATTGACAATGGCCAAAACTTCTTAGAGTTTAAAGCACCTTGCAATGGGAACTCATAAATAGCACCATATTGCAATCCTTTGCCAATTAATGTACCTGTGAATATATTTCTATAATCTGAATATTGATTAAGGATATTACGAGCCGTTAATTCATTAATTCCATATCTATCTACTTCTTCTCTTTCATACCAACCACCTGTGGGTGGATATGTGGGCCCAAGTACACTTGGTATAGGCCAAGTAGATGGCCAATAATTACTCTCATAATAAATTTGAAGGTTTGAATAATCACTAAGAGTTGTTACTCCATCAAGAGTAAAAGCATCTCCATTATAAACAACCTTTTTAGGTGGGATAATAGAAGCATTCTTAATATTATCAATCTTTGTTATTTCTTTATCGGGTAATGTACTTCCCTTTGTAGCATTAAGTAATATTTGATTGTACCATGTTTCGTATCCACCACCACTTGATTGTGCATATAAAACTAAATCAACCGCATAACTTTTATTATTATATTGACTCCAAGCCTCTAATACAGGTGGGAATGGGAATGATTTACTATAAATGTTCATATCATCATCGGGGTAATTAACCGCCTTGGTGTAGATATAAGGTGATTCTTGCCAAGTATCATTACCAAAATTATAATAATATGTTTGAAAAGAAGTTACATAAGGAATTGTAATACTTAATCTAAAAGATGGATTATTAGTTTCCGAAGTTATTGATAAATTAAATCCTTCATTCCAACCCGCACTCATGCCAGCAAAACCAACACTACCCGTAGATAATGCCGATGTTAATCCTAATATATATTTATCTGCAACTGCATCATAAACTAAATATGTTTTGGGTGTACCTAAGAATGATTTAGTAAATCCTTTAAATAATGTTTCGGTGTAAGTTCCCGATAATAACGACATTCCTGCGGTCTTAGTAATAGGTGTTGCCGTACCATTCCACAAAGTAAAATCACCATTGATAAACTTGTTACTACCATATTCATATTCAACCTCCATGTATTTATAAAACCTTCTAATCTTTCTTTTAGGCTCGGCAACAATCAGAAAGTTTGTGCCATGAACTAAAGTAGGAATAGTAGCTTTAGTAGAAGTATTTATTACTCCTTGATTAGAAAACTTGGTAGCTTGATTAACTCCAAATGCTAAATCTTTTGGTTTAACAAAAAACCATTGACCTGCATTTTGATAAACAAAGGCATTAAATAAATTGCAAATATCTAATACTAAATCAACATTATCTTTAAATTCAAAGTTGTTATCCCTTAATGATGCGGTGTAAACATAAGTTTGTTCTAATGGAGTTGAATAAGCAGTTTTGGTGTGATTGTCATTCCATACTTTAGCTAACACATTTAATCCATATTCGTATCCAATACCTTTTAAAGCATTAAATATAACCTCAAATAAACTTAATATACCCGCTGGATATTTATTATTAATCTTTAATTTTTGATTTTTTAATGAACCCAATCCATCAATAGTTTTAAACTCAATGGCGGGATACTTTAAGAATATATCTTCCTCACATAATTCGGGAGAAACAAATCCACTCCAAAATAATACCGCATCACGATAGTATTCTAAGAAATATTCTTTCTCATCTTCGCTTATGATTGAATCCATATTAATTACACCACCAAGAACTTTAAAAGTTAATGATGATCCTTTTAATGGATAGAATATATCATCATCGGCAGTTGGGTAATCAATCTCTACTGGACTAACTTGTCCATTGGGTATTGTATAAATAGAACCATTATAATCTTTTTTTAAGATTAATACTTTGCCTTTAGTTGTTAATAATGTACCAAATGGATTACAAGTTCCATCAAATTCAAATTGGTAAATAGTTCCGTATCCTGTCATTATCTTCCTGTAACTCTAAGTGTTGTTTCTAATGATTTATTAATTGAATAACCAGTTTGAGTAGCCGTAATTGAACCAGTAAGGTCTACCATTAATCTAACTGATTGTGTGGCATAAGATGACCCACCATATTGATAAGATGAACCACTTGCTTTAGATGAAACCGAAGTTGATGGCATGGCTCCTCCAGTAGCACTTGGGATTGGTTTACTTTTTACACTTGATGAAACTGCTGACCCAAATTGTTTCATTGCGGTTCCCGCAGAAACGGCAGCAATACCACCTAATATTAATTCAGTTGCCGAGCCTGCTGGGTTAAGTGCGTTCTTAAATAATGCTTTAACTAATCCCGCAGCAATCGCAGCACTACCCGCTTTAACCAAGTAATCTCCAGTTGCATTTAATACTAAAGCACCTAATGCTGCAAACGAATCTTGAATAGTCATTCCACCCGATAAAACCGAACCTGCAATCTCTGCAAATCCTACGGCCAAATTATTTGCAAAATCACTTTGTGCTGAGTATAATGCTTGTCCAAGAGTTTCTAATCTTGATGCCATATCACTACTTTCAACTTTATCTATTGCATTTTGAATTTTTTGAGCATCGCTAACAACCCTTAAATCGGGGCCAACAACCATTATTCTTGCCCTTGCCTTTTCTCTAAAATCTACTTTTTTGTTTGCAGAATCAAACATGATTGCATTCTTAGCATCCTCATATTTTTTAGTAATATTAAATATGTCAATACCTTCTTTATCGGCAAGTGCTTTTTTAACTTTATAATCTTTTGTTAATTCATCAAGTCTTTTTATATCATTATCTTTCCACCAAGCATTAATAACCATGCCAGCCTCTTGATTTTCTTTAATTAAAGCCTTTAATTTATTACCATATTCTTTTGTTTGAAAATCTATACCGGGAATTACTTCAACTTTTTCTACTTTAGGTGGTGGTTTAATACCAGATGGTTTACCACTTAGTCCTGTAAGAGCAGGTGTAGCAACTTCTTTTGTATTTAATTTAGCTAATAAACCAGAGTTCTTATTAATTTCGGCTATTGTGCTATTTCTTAAATTTAATAATTCGGTTTTTGTTTGAGTAAAAGTATCTGTCGGTGCTTTACTTAATGGTGCCCTTTTAATTAATTCATCTAATAATTTAACTTGATCTCTTAATTCTTGATTTCTTAATTTTAATAATTCGGGGTCTTTCTTTTCAGCATCCCTCATTACTTTATTATATTCATTTTCAGCATAAGCTGCACCTAAAACAGTAGCAGAAATGGTTAATAATAATTTAATAAAACCACCTCCAGAAAGACTTAATGCGGTAATTGTTGTCCTTAATGTATTAGTGATTTGTATTAATTTACCTATTCCAAGTAATAATGGCCCAATGGCTACTGCTACACCAACAATTTTTAATGCAAAATTCATTGCCTCTGGACTCATACTAATAAACTTCTCTTTTAATTCAGTTAAGAATCCAGAAAACTTTTGTAATTCAGTATTTACCGAAAGTTTAGATGCAAGTGCATCTCCTATTTCAGCTAAAGCAAATGTTGCTGATTCTTTTAATTTGTTAAAAGAACCTTGTAATGTTTGAGATTGTTTATCGGCCATGCCAAAGAATCTCCCTCCCTCACTTGTTGCAGAAACAAAAGCATCTCCTACTTCTTTAACACTAATTTGACCATCACGCATCCTTTGGGTTAATACCGCCATTGATACACCCGTTTTATCAGATATAGCTTGTAGTGGATTAAATCCAGCATTAATCATTTGTCTTGCCTCTTGACCCATTAAACGACCCGCTGCATTTACTTGTCCAAATGCCAAAGATAACCTTTGAAATTTATCGGTATTCCCACCCGATATATCTCCCAACATACGGGTAATAGGAATAACTTGTTCTGCCGTTAAACCATAACCAAGAAGTGTTTGAGCACCCTTAGTTATATCTTGAAATTGCATTGGAGATTTAATTGCTTGGTCTTTTAATTGACCTAACATTATCTTTGCCGTTTCAGCTGAACCTGTAAATACCTCAAATGAAACTGAAATCTGCTCCATTTGGGCAGATGTTTGTAATGCAGATTTACCAAGTAATAATAATGGTGCAGTTAATCCAACAGATAAAGAAGTGCCAAGAGAAGATAATGAGGAACCAATTTTAGCCATAGATGCTCCCATGGAATTTGCCATTTGGTTTCCAGCGGTGGCAGTTACGACACCAGCATCTTGCATTGCTTTTTGTAATTCTTGTAACTTCCCTTTTATGTCGGCTATATCAGCCGAAAAAATTACCTTATGTTCATTAACATTCTCTGCCATTACTTTAATGAATTAACCCATTGTTTTACTATATCATCCGAAAGATACTCTTTTTCTTTTGTTTTTTCTATACGTTTACCTATCTTGTCAGTCCACAATGGAATCAAGTCTTTAGGCTTAGGAACTTTGTCACCACCCATTGATGCTAAGGATGCCCACATTAAGTTTCTTGTAATATCCCAATCCTCAGCCTTTCTAAATTCAAAACCATGTTCATAGTCAAGAAACTCCCCTAAGGTCATCCTTTTCCACTCCCATGGTTTCAATCCAGTTCTATAAATTCTTGTGAGAATACTACCCCACCTAATTATCTCTTTTTTTTTATAGTTGTATCTTGTGATGGTTGATCTAAATCACTTGGCATTAAGTCCTTAGTAATCCATTCAACAACATTAACAACCTTAGCTTGCATTAACCACTTAGTTGCAATCATTCTTGATGATTTAAGCTTAGTTAATAATGATTCAGCTAATTCATCATCTCCATTACAAAATAAGTGATAGATATGGCCACTAAGTAGCATATCACGAGTCATGTCAATTAACTTGCTTGGGTCGTTTTCGAACTCTTGCATATTAACTAAATCATTAAACTCGCCACCTAATTCTTTAACATAAACATCGTTTATGCAACCAAGCGAGAAATCAAATGTGATTTTTTTGTTTTCAAATGTTATTGTACGCATTGTTTGTTTTGGTTTTGTGTTAAAAGCAAATAGGGTAGAGAAATTCCCTACCCCAAATGTAAACAAAAAAATTGAATCTCAATAGTTTATGCAGTAATCGTAGGAACTAAAGTACCTGTACCCTTTAATTTTAAATCAACGGTTGCAATTGTTTGATCACCCGATTTGATAGGCATTGATTCAATATATGCTTGACCCGTTAATACTACGTTACCAACAGTAGTGCTTAAAGTTTTAAATGCAACTGTTAATGAAGTACCAGCAAACCATGCAGCTTGGATAATATCATAAGTTGTTGTTGTTGCAGGATCAGCATAATCAACTTGAAAAGTTGTTGATAAACCCCATGACTTACGGCCCGGTATTGCCGTTGCCCAATCTCCACTATCTTTTGAAGAAGTTTCAATCATACTTGCCGATAACTCAATATCACAAGTTTGCTCGTTAATAATTTTATTTCCACCTATGAAGACCCTTAGGTCTGTACCTTGAACTAATGCCATATTATTTTTAATTTAATTGATTTAATAATTGAGAGAACAAAATTGTTTGTTCTACTTGCCAACCCGTAGGCAATTGTAATATTAATGAATTTGTTTGATATTCACAATTTATGACTTGCCAAGTAGTTAAATATTGACTAAAGCCAAAAGTATTATTAGAAGTAATAATTCTTGCAATAATTAAATTAGCAATATCATTAACTTCTTTTTTACCACCTTCATCCGAAGTATATTTTTGAATAACACATATTTCTATTGTAGCATCCCTTTGGAAGCTATCCTTACTTCTTACCCCTCTTGATAATTGATTGGATAAAACAATACATGGATAAAC